CAATGTCAGAAAAAGTCATATAATGCGAATCCTGATAATTGCCGTTGCGTATAATAGGGTTATCCCTCTTTCTATCTTAATGAATAGTTTTTTGGTTCAGACGAATCCAAATTGGGAACTTAATGTCATCTATGACGGACAGATACCGGATGATATTCAGAAAATTCTTAACCGTTACACGGATAAAAGAATTAAAATTTCCAATACGCCGAAAAGAAACGGTAACTGGGGACATCCTAACCGTAAGATGATGCTTGAAAAACTAAAGGGCAATAAAGACGATTACGTCCTTCTTACGAATGATGATAATTACTATGTTCCTACATTTGTTGATCAGATGCTTGAAAAAACAGGTGAAGATGTAGGGATAGTATTTTGTAATACCGTTCATTCTTATATAAAACACGGACTTCACGAAAGCAGTCTGCATGAATGTGGAATAGATATGGGTGCTTTCATCGTCAAATATCCTGTATCTAAGAAAGTAGGATTTAATTATTTTCACGAAACGGCAGATGGACGTTATGCAGAACAATGTAAAAATTTTTGCGTGGCGAATAACCTGAGGGCAGTTTATATACCGAAGCCCCTCTTTATTCATAACTAAATGATAATCAATATGGTAAGTATTATTATTAAAAGTGAAGATTTAAGGGAAAGTTGCCTGAACCAGACGGTAAAATGCGAGGTGGTAGATAGTTTTGAAAAAGCGACAGGGGATTCGGTAATCTTTATTGACGAAGCGATAACTCCCGATTTCATTGAAAAAATGCTTGAACCATTTGATGAATCTACGCCTTTTGTTTATTGTGAATCAGGTGAATTTGGCAAAGAACAGATACCTGTCTATTCGTGGGGGACAGAGTTTATATGGCATAAGAATTTTATCAATGCGCCTGTTTTAATGAGAAAAGACGCATTGGTAAAAGTAGGAGGGTTAGATGGAAATGACTGGTCGCTTGTTTTAAGACTTGCAAGACTTGGCAAGCCACGAAAATCTTCGGCTACATACTATGGAAAGAAAAAAGAAAATCCTGACATACGAAAAGCGTTGGTAACGGTTTCCGTAGGATTGATTTATTCAGGGCGTATCAATGGATTTATAGACGTTTGGATTAACAGGCTTATCAATGATATTAAGATTCTAAAAAACAAACCACAACTAATCATTGTAAATAATTCGTCTGAGAAACTTGAATTTGACCAAAGTTATTTTAGTGAAGTGAAAATCCTGTCAGGAAACAAAAAGAAATATGAAGCAGGTCAGAGGGCAAAGATATGTGATATGCTTAGTGATCAGTATAATATAATCCTTGAAAATGCAACAGGTGACCTGATTCACATGAGAGAGGATGACATTATACCACTTCCCGGTAGTTTTGAAAAATTGTTTAACTTTGTATTCAATGATGATTGTCATGCAATATCAGGTATTTACCTGAATCGTAATAGTAAAGAACCTGACAGTCATTCAGGCGTTGATGATGCGAAAGGAGGAGAACCTCAACTTATTAAACGTGCAGGAACAGGTTTTATTCTTTACTGGAAAGATGTTTGTCCTAAATATTCTCCGAGACAAAATGGACTTCAGGCTCAGGATTGGGTATGGTGCGACAAACTTCTGACAAATGGAGGTAAATTATGGTTAGACCCTACGGCGGTATGCAGACATTATATTGACGAAGTAAACTATGTTGAATATAAACAGAATATGACAATAAATGCTTCAAATGTCTTTATAAAAACGATGGAAATCCGTCCTGTGATAATACCTAAAAGGATAAGTGTTATCAAACAGTCTATGCACGGAAACCAACGTCCTCTTATAAATTTAAAACGGTGAATTTATGGCTTCGCGAGACAAATCATTATTGCATCTGATTTTACTTACGGCTTACGATAAAGCAATAGTTGAATACGGATCTTCTTATCCTAATTTTCCCATGCCTTTTTGTACCTGTACTTACAGAAGTCCTGAAGAACAGGATAGGTTGTATCTACAACGACCTAAGATTACAAATGCACGTGGACTGCAGTCTCCGCATAATTATCTTCCTTCACTTGCCTTTGATTTGGCATTTGTAACTCTTACAAAAAAGTTAGACTGGAATTTAATTAATTTTAAAAATTTCGCCAATATAATAACTTCTATTGAACCTTTAATTGAATGGGGTGGTAGTTGGAAAGGAGGATTCGTTGATAATCCGCATTTTCAACTTAAAAACTGGAAAGGATATATAAAAAATATAAAACCGTAATTATGAGCACTTATTATGTAGCAACAAATGGCAGCGACAGCAATCCCGGAACTTCAGGACTGCCATTTCTTACAATTCAGAAGGCAGCAAATGTTGTCAATCCAGGAGATACCGTAATTGTCAGAGATGGAACATATCAGGCATCATCTACTTATATGGTGGTTATCACAGCAACAGGAACAAGTGATAATCCTATTGTGTTCCGATCAGAAAATAAATACGGAGCTATTCTTGACGGGGGGAATCTTACTGATGGTATATGTTTTGTAATTACCGGTGGAGCATCATATATTAAAATACAAGATTTTGAAATAAAGAATTTCCTAAGACATGGGATAGATATCGGTCAAATTGGTTATATCAGTCAATATATAACAATTGAAGGTAATAAAATTCGTGACATAGGAAGAATAATTGATGATCAGGATTATGGCCGGACTGGATTATATATGTCGGCCGGTAATCACCATTTAAATTTCACCAGAAATTTAGTTTACAATATAGGCAGAACAGGACCAAATTCTTATTATATGAATAAGGATCATGCTGTTTATTTGGCCGGAACAGAAAACAGAGAGAATGCTTCGCATCATAATACAATCACTTACAATATAATGTATAATTGTAGCGGAGTAGCCATAACAGCAGGAGCAGATGATGATGTATATGCTAATAATGTCATGGCTTGGAGTAACTATAATTCTCAGGGTGGTTCTGCAATGTTAGGTATTGATGAATATACTGTCAGATTATCGATTATTAATAATATATTCCTTCTTGATGAGTATGATGAGAATTATGTAATATGGACACCTCCCAATCCAACATATTCAGGATGGTCAATTAAGAATAACATGGTTTATGCAGGAAGAATGAATGTATATCAGAATTCATATACACTTGCTGCAATGGACGGTGGAAATTACGGTCAGACTGATTGTGAACATAGTCAGGTTAATCCGTTATTTATTTCAGCCATTAGGGGTGCTACTCCTGATTTTCACTTACAGGCAGGAAGTCCGGCTATCAATGCAGGTTTTAATTTAGGACTTTCTTATGATTTTGATAATAATTCCGTATCTAACCCACCGGAAATAGGTGTTTACGAAAAACAATCGGCTATTTATTATAACATACAAAAATCAGGTACGGCAACGAGAAATAATTGTGGAGAAGGTTATGCGGGATCAACCGCGACCTATATTGTTCTCGCAGGAACTTATTCATCTGTGATTAGTCAGGTTGATGCAGATAATCAGGCGCAGACTGATGTTGATACCAACAAACAATCTTATGCCAATACCAATGGAACTTGTACTCTTATACCTATATGGTATAATACGGAACAATCCGGTACTGCAATACGAAATAACTGTGGTCAGGGTTATACAGGTTCGGAAGTAACCTATATTGTACCAGCAGGGACATATAATTCACTTGTCAGTCAAGAAGATGCTAATGCACAGGCGACAGCAGATGTTACGATGAATAAGCAAGCCTATGCAAATACTCATGGTACATGTGCTACTATTATTTATTATAATATGGCAATATCCCAACAGTTTACAAAAAATAATTGCAGTTCCGGATTTACTAGTTCAACTGTAACTTATACTGTTGCTTCGGGTACTTATATGTCTTATATATCTCAGGCGGATGCCAATGCACAGGCACAAATGGATATTGATACTAACGGGCAAACATATGCTAATACTAATGGAACTTGTACGCAGACAACATTTTATAATGTCAAACAAACAGGTACTTCAACACGTAACAACTGTGGAACAGGATATACAGGTTCAACAGTAGTCTATACAATTCCGGCAGGAACTTACAGTTCGACAATTAGTCAAAAAGATGCTGATGATAAAGCTATTGCCGATATAAATGCCAATAAGCAGGCATACGCTAATTCTCATGGGACATGTACCGCACAAACCATTTATTACAACACTAAGGTATCGGCTACTGCTACACGCAATAATTGTCCGAGATGCTATGTAGGTTCTAAGGTAACTTATACAGTGTCGGCAGGAACATACACATCATTGATCAGTCAGTCAGACGCTCAGGCTAAAGCCAATGCTGATCTGAGTAAGAACAAACAGGTTTATGCTAATTCCAACGGAACATGTACGAGAAGATCGTCATGGTGGTGGTTTTGGTGTTTCTAAATTTAATTTAATGAGAAAGATATTTTATTTTTTAATGATTTTGATTCTGTTTTTTGCTTGTGTTGCTCAAAAAGACAGAAGATCGGTAAATAGGGTAAAAGCCAATGTAACTCTACTCAATCAGGTCGGAGTTGAATGGTTAAAACTTCATCCTTGTGCTAATGATACGATCATAAAGTCTATTCCGATTCCCGGCAAAACTGATACGATTACAAAAGTTGATACCTTGATTAATAACATTCCCGGAAAACCAATAACTGTTTATGTTACGAAATATATTAATCGAACTGATACGATTGTTAAGGTAGTTATGGACAATCAACAAATTAATATTCTCAAAGATACTGTTCAGGCAAACTACAAAGCAATATCATTTTTACAGGGGATGCAATTAGTAAAAGACGCTCAGATCAGGCAAGCAAAAAAATGGAACTGGATTTTTGGTGGAATAATTGGATTACTCTTTGTTATCGGTGTTATAAATCTTTATTTAAAATTAAAGCCTAAGATATAGGCATAGTATTCACAAATTAAATTTATTCATTATGAAAGCAACTTTTTGGGAAAAATGGAAAGTATTTTTTATCGGATTGGCAGGTTCTGTTGGTTTGGCACTAACAGAATTTTTGAAAACAAATTCTCAAACTATTGATTACAAAGTTTTAGGATTTGCCTTGCTAATTTCAGTTCTATCGTATGTATCTACAACGTGGAGAGGTTCAAATGTGACCATTCTCGGTATGTTAGGATCATTGGTAGCGGTGGCAGTTACTATGCTTCAAAATGGAGCATTTTCATGGCAACAATTTATCTTGTATGCAGTAGTTGCTATTCTTGGAATGGTCGCTTCTCCTCCGAAACCGGCATCGTATGAAAAAAATCCTGCGATAGAGAAAGCGAAACAGCCGGACGCATAAGACTGACAATTCTTTTTAAAAGCCTGTTCTTTGTTATGCAAGGGACGGGCTTTAAAATAATTTACTTAAATGTTAAAGGTTAATCAGGAAATCCGAAAAGTTGTCATAGGTACTGATCCTAAAAATGGGATGGGATTTACCAAAGGACAAAGAGTGATCAATAATACCCATATTATATATGGAATACAAAGGGACATTGACGGAACAATCTTAATACAAGTCCAGCGTGACAATGAAATCTACGCATGGAAAGAAATAAATCCTCATGTACCTGTAATGCTTGAATATAATACCGATATTTAATTTAATTATGAAAACAGTAAGAAAGACTGGATATTATGAAGTTATGTCTATATTCGGAGATATTAATTCTGCCGATGTGTGTAAAATTGCTTTGTGGGATAACGATGAAGGGTTATTTTTTATAAATGGAGAGACGTATGAAGAATCTGCATTTTCTGAAATAAGAGAATTTGTAATAATATAATTAAATGCGTTCACCTTTTTATTTTATAGTCAAACCTGTCGGTGGTAGGTATGTTACCGAGAAAAACGGACTGATAATAACTACCTCAACAGAAGATCATCTTCATTCAAACCGAATGGCTGAAGTTGTTGAACTTCCTTTGGGATATGCAGGAAAGATTCAAAAAGGGGATATTCTGCTTGTCCACCACAATACTTTCAAGTTTCATAAAGACATGAGGGGCGTTCAGAAAAGTTCTCACAGTTTTTTAAAAGGAAATACCTTTTTCGTTGGCAACGATCAGTTCTTTATGTATAAGCACGACGGAATATGGCATACCCACGACAGGTTTTGTTTTGTCAGACCTGTAAAGGCAGAAGATACCATTGTAAGGCGAAATTGCGTTGAAGAACCGCTAACAGGCATAATGGCTTACCCGAATGATAATCTCTTGTCTAAGGGCGTAAAACAAGGCGATAAAGTCATATTCAGACCTTTTAACGAATATGAGTTTGACGTGGACGGAGAGAAGTTGTATCGCATTTTTGAACATCAAATTGTTGCAGTCTTATAATGGGAAGTTCAATCTTGCAAATTCTCCGAAAAACTCTAAGGCTTTTTTATCATAGGCTTTCGCTGCATCAATTTCGTTTTTAAAATATCCCAATAGATGTTGATTCTTGTCGTCCCATATAAGTGTTTTGTATTTCGATATTCTTCTGTATTTATCTATATAAACCCCCTTGTATGGAGAAGTACAATTAAGATCTTTCCTCTTATTCATACAATTTTGTGCAGTAGTGCAAATTCTTAAATTGGTTCTTTGATTATTACATCCATTACAATCAATATGGTCAACCTTGATATTGGGATCGGTTAATTTAAGTATAACCCTATGCATTGAGACACATTTTTTATTAATCCACCCACGGGCATAAAAAACTCTCCAATTTTTCCTTGCACACCATTTAAATTGATTAAGATATTCAAACATATCATCATCTACAAATGCAACTTGTCCTTGAGTTAATGGAATTTCTTTCATGGTTTAAAAAATTAACCACCGTTCTTCAAGATGAGGGAATCTATCGGAACGATGGCAATTTAAATATCTTTTTGCTTCCCCTCAAAAGCATTACAAATATACAACATATTAACAAATAATTAAAATTTAATGAGTGTTATTTTTTAGTATTTTTGTATTTAATCTATTTAAATTAAATTATGAGTAATAGGAAAATTGAAATAATCGAAGCAGGCAAAAAGTCAATACAAGAACTTGTTAAGATAGCCAATCAGGAAATAGATTTTGCAGAAGCAGGAGAAATAAAAAATGCTGTTGCAACACGAAAAATGGCGATATTCGATGCCCTTGAAATTGATGCTAAGATTACAGAAGTTGAAGAAAGTTTGAATACAGATGGAAAACCCAAACGTACAAATTTCAAGTCAGCAGAAGAGCGAGTTTAGCAACGAGGGCATTCATACCCTTTACCAAGTCGTAACTGACCGTGTGCCGAAAAACATAATCAAGTCAAAGAATCAGTTCAATCTATGGTCATATGGTTATGACAGTCAGTTTGATATGGTTGTTATATCCAAGAGTGGCAAGATAGGGGAAATTGTAAGTATAAAGTCAAGTCCGTCAAGACCTGATAAACTTTACATTGCCTTGCCTTTAATGGAAGATTGTATTTACAGGTCAAAGTATGCAGAGGAACAATATTGGGAAAGGATCGAATTGCCAAAAGAACTTGCAAAGATAAAATCAAGACATGAATGGAATACCAAATCTGATTCATTTAAAGAAAAATACATTGACTACATAGAAGAAGAATTTAACCGCAGGGAATACGGGCTTTTTTTTATGAACAATGGTGTAGCTACCTATTTGCCTTGTTCGCATTATATGTATCTGCAATGGAGTCCTATTGATGTTGGCTATCCTGAATTTAGAGAACCAAATAGGATACAATATATATATTGGGAAGCCTGCATTGCAGATTACAGGTGTTATGGCATGGACTATGTAAAGTTAAGACGGTCAGGTTATTCCTATATGGAAGCATCTGAAGCAAATAACAGGGGTACACTATTAAGAAACGGAAGAATAGGTATTTTGTCAAAGACAGGGACGGATGCAAAGAAAATGTTTACTGATAAAGTAGTCAGGATGTTTAAAAGATACCCGTTCTTTTTCAAACCTATCCAATCGGGGATGTCTGACCCTAAAACAGAACTATTATTTGCTGTTCCTGCCACTAAGATAACAAAGAAAAGCATGAACGCTATCGAAGAAGATGAAGGTGAAGGATTGAATACAAGCATAGATTGGCGAAATACAGAAAACTTATCTTATGACTCTGAAAAATTAAACTTACTTCTCCAAGATGATGCCGGAAAATGGCAGAAACCGAACTCTATTACCAAAAATTGGGACGTTACGAAAACTTGCCTTCGTGTAGGCGCTAGAATTATCGGAAAGTGTATGATGGGTTCTACCGTAAATGCCAAGAAGGAAGGCGGAGAAGAATATTTTGAAATATATAAACAATCTAATATAGCAGTCAGGGATGACAATGAAGAAACGACAAGTGGACTTTATTCGTTGTTTATCCCAATGGAATTAAATTTAGAGGGTTTTATAGACCGATACGGATTTCCTGTTTTGAGAACGCCTGAGAATCCTATATTGGGAATTGATGGTAAGATGATAACCAAAGGTTCTATTGACTGGTGGAATAATAGAGTTAAAGCATTGAAAAATGAACCTGACAGGTTAAATGAATTTTATCGTCAAAATCCAAGAACCGAATCCCATGCTTTCAGAGATGAAAGCAAGGAATCACTCTTTAACCTTACTAAGCTCTATCAGCAAATTGATTTTAATGACAGTATAATAATAGATAACTATATTACTCAGGGGAGTTTCTTTTGGAAAGACGGCATAAAAGATACTGAAGTTCTATGGCGACCTGATAAAAACGGACGTTTCTTTATCAGTTGGTTTCCACCGAAAGAAATGCAGAACAGATGGATTATGCGTAACGGAAAGAAATATCCTGCCAATGAACATATAGGAGCATTTGGTTGTGATCCTTATGATATATCAGGTGTGGTAGGAGGCGGAGGTTCTAAAGGTGCACTTCACGGATTGACTAAATATCATATGGATGATGCTCCGACAAATCAATTCTTTTTGGAATACGTGGCACGGCCTCAGATGGCAGAAGTATTCTTTGAAGATGTCCTTATGGCTATTGTATTCTATGGTATGCCTATCTTTGCGGAGAACAATAAACCAAGACTGCTTTATCATTTAAAAAACAGGGGTTATCGTGGCTACTCCATTAATCGTGTAGATAAACACCTGAACCAATTATCTCCTACGGAACTTGAACTTGGTGGAACGCCTAATAGTTCACAAGATTTTATTCAGGCTCATGCTTCAGCTATTGAAAGTTATATAGAAAAATATGTGGGTTTAGATGACGGATCATTCAGGCCACAAGATGAAATGGGAACAATGTTTTTTAACCGTACCCTTTCGCAATGGGCAAAATTCGATATTTCAGCGAGGACAGTTTATGATGCCTGTATTAGTTCGGGACTTGCAATTATGGCTTGTCAGAAAAGTATGTACCTACCCGAAAATAAGACAAACAAAATTTCTATTAACTTTGCACAATATAACAACGAAGGTGTAGTATCACAACTTATATATGGCAATAACGACTAATGGCAAACCTGTAAATCCGGTAACTTTTCCTGATCACCTTGCCAGTGATAAGGAAAAGGCTTCTGATGCTTATGGTATTCAGGTAGGACGTTCTATTGAATCAGAATGGTTTTCAAGAGGACGGGATGGCAGTGACCGATATGGTTTCAGATGGAATGAGTTTCATAAGCGCAGACTATACGCCCGTGCAGAACAAAGCATACAGAAATATAAAGATGAACTTTCTGTCAAAGGAGATGTGAGTTACCTTAATCTTGACTGGACACCTATTCCTGTAATGCCTAAGTTTATTGATCTTGTTGTCAACGGTATGAGTGAAAGGCTTTTTAAAGTAAGGGCATATGCTCAAGATGCCATGTCGCAGAAAGGACGCATTGCTTATCAGGATGAGATAGAGGGGCAGATGATAGCCAAACCTATCCTTGAAAAAATTAAAGAAAACACAGGTATTGATCCCTTCACAATGAATCCAGAAGACATTCCGGAGACAGATGATGAACTTTCGCTTTATATGCAACTTAACTACAAACCTCGCATAGAAATAGCAGAGGAAGTAGCGATAAATGCCATATTTGACGAAAATGAGTATTTAAATGTCCGTAAGCAAGTCGATTATGATGAGACAGTTTTAGGAATTGGTGTTGCAAAACACGAATTTCTTCCCGGCGCGGGAGTAATAATTTCTCGTGTCGATCCTGCCTATTGGGTTCATTCCTATACAAACGATCCTTATTTTAAAGATTGTTTTTATTTTGGTGAAGTAAAAACTGTTCCAATTACAGAGTTAAGAAAAATAAACCCCAATCTGACAGACAAGGAGATAAAAACAATTTCCGAATCTTCGCAAAGTTGGAATCAGATTTATTCACCGGTTCAGTATCAAGACATATTTTCAAAAGACCTCGTTACGCTTCTTTATTTTAATTACAGGACAGACAGCCAAAATGTATGGAAAAAGAAAAAACTTGATAATGGCGGAGTAAGGGTAATTGAAAAAGACGATACCTTCAATCCGTCTAAAGAAGAAGTTGAAAAAGGAAGGTTTGAAAAAGTCGGAAGATACTTAGAGGTATGGTATGAAGGTATAATGGTTATGGGAGGCGACATTCTTCTGAAATGGGAACTTGCCAAAAACATGATAAGACCTGATTCTGCCACACAAAAAGCTATGCCAATGTATGTAGCGTGCGCTCCTCGTATGTATCAGGGAGTAATAGAATCTCTGACATCAAGAATGATACCTTTTGCTGATCTTGTTCAACTGACACATCTTAAACTCCAACAGGTAGCCAATAGGATAGTTCCTGATGGTGTTTATATTGATGTTGACGGGTTAAATTCTATTGATCTTGGCAATGGTAAGGCATATACACCCGAAGCAGCACTTAGCCTTTATTTACAGACAGGTAGTGTGATAGGACGCAGTTTCACGCAGGAAGGGGAGTTAAATCCGGGAAAGATTCCTGTTCAGCAACTTACGTCCAATTCAGGGATGAATAAGATTGAGATGCTTATAGGGTTGTTTAACCAGTATCTTTCTCAGATGATGTCGGTTGCCGGACTTGGGGCAAGGGATACCGAAAGACCTGATCCCGATGCCCTTGTAGGCATTCAAAAACTTGCCGCCCTCAACTCCAATACAGCCACAAGACATATTCTTGATGCAAGCCTTTATATTTATAAGACAATGGCTGAATGTGTATCTTTAAGAATTGCGGACATACTTCAATATGCTGATTTTGCCGATGAATTTGTGGATAAGATAGGTAAATATAATGTTGATATACTCAATGAGATAAAAAGACTTTATCTTCATTCTTTCGGCATAAATATAGAAGTTTCTCCCGATGAAGAAGAACGTGAACGCCTTGCCAACAATATTACTATGGCTTTGAATAAACAGGATATAGGTCTTGAAGATGTTATTGATATTCAAAACATAGATAACATTAAAATTGCCAATCAACTTCTCAAACTCAGAAAGAAGAAAAAAGCAGAAGCTGAATCCAAACAGAAAATGCGTGAAATGGCGATGACCAATCAGGGAACGGCACAATCACAACAGATAGCGGGACAGGTTGCTATGGCTAAGATCAGTGCAGAAACAGAGAGTAAGTCAAGACTTATTCAGGAACAGTTGCAGGCTGATATTATGAGAGAGCAGAAAAAAGCCGAAATTGAATCACAGATAATGAGGGAAAAGCACTCTTATGCTATGGAACTTGAAGGAACGTCAAGCGAAATCCTAAAAACAAGGGATTTGGAAAAAGAGAAAGCCAAAGACAAGAGGGTCAACCAGCAAAGTAATAATGAATCAGAACTAATTGAACAGAGAAAAAATAATACTCCTGTAAAAAAATTTGATGAACAGGAAGTTGAAATACCTGAATTTTATGAATAAATTAAATTAAATAAAATGGAAGAGATTAAATTTGAAACAGTACCCAGTCCCAATGAGGGAGGAATGAAATTAAGAGAAAAAAGTAAATCTGTCAATGGAGATGATGGAAATGCAAATTCGGATACAGAGAAAAAGAATGACGATAGTGGTTCTTCTTCTGCCGAATTGGATGATTCAAAAATATTTGCCCATTTATCCGGTAAGTTGGGCAGGGAAATAAAAACTTATGACGAACTCAAGCCAAGTCAAACAGATAATATCGAACCTATTGAACTTGATGACGAAAAGGTTTTAGCTCATTTATCAGGGAAGTTAAATAGGGAAATAAAATCTTATGATGAACTAATCCAAAAGCAGGTTGAGGCATTGTCCCCTGAAGTTGAAGGATTCGCAAAGTATCATAAAGAAACAGGCAGGGGTATTGAAGATTACATGAGGGTAAACCGTGACTTCTCGAAAGTTGATGATGATACTCTTATTCAGGAATATTACAAGTCAACAGAAGATGATATTGATGACGATATGCTTCGTCTTTACATGAAGAAATTCAAGTATGATGAAGATGTCGATGATGAAGAAAAAATTGATGAAGCAAAAATATTAAAAAGGCAGGCACTTCTTAAAGCAAAAAAATTCTTTTCCGAACAAAAGGAAAAATACCGTATTCCTCTTGCGTCAAGGGAATCGGAAGAAGAATTTAATGCTTATAAGGAGGCAATAGCGAGGGTTAAGACACAACAGGAAAAAGACAAATTGAACCGTGATTTGTTTTTAAAAGAAACAGACAAAGTTTTCGGCGAAGGATTCAAAGGTTTTGAGTTCACTATTCAGTCCGGTGACGAGAAAAAAACGGAACAAAAAATATTATTTCCGGTTGATGGTGCAGAGGCAAAAAAATCTCAGATTGCCCTTTCAGGATTTTTAAACAAATTCTGGAAAGACGGTGAGATAAAAGACGCTTTGAATTATCATAAGTCTTTAGCCGTAGCGTTTAATCCCGAAAAAGTTGCTCAGTTCTTTTATGATAAAGCCTATGCCGATGCTGTGGAGTACATAGCCAAGAAGTCTAAGAATATCGACATGAATCTTTATAGTGGAGTCGGAGGGACGAAGAAAGAAGGGGTTACCTATGAACGTGTGCAGTCCCAAACGGACGGCACGATGAAGTTAAAAACAAAAGTATAAACCGAAAAAATTATTACTATGGCATCACAATTAGCAGCGTCACCAACCTATGCACTCCAGCCAAGTGCCGAACAGGTCACGCTTTCAACAAACTATATGGATTTATCCTATCTTTCTCAATATCTTCCTGAAGTCTATGAGGAAGAATTTGAAAGATATGGAAACCGTACTGTAAAAGGATTT